AGATCTTTCTGATGACCTGTTGTACCAGGATGAACTGTATTAACTTGAGAGTCAATAACAACATTCATACCAGCAAATTGGCCGATGCTTCTTTCATTAACACCGACACCGCCACCACCCCAAGTTACTGCACCACCAGTTGATAGAGCAGATGTTGAGAATGTAAGCATACCAACCTGATATAGGTAGTAAGCAACAGATGGGTGAATAACTAAAGTATCTAGCTCTTCGCCTCTTTCTCCAAGAAGTGATCTACCTCTTGCAACTGTAGAAGCTGTTAGGAAGTTGCTTTCGTCAGCACCAGAAGCAGCACCTTTACTTAGGTCAAGTGCGTTTGCACCTAGTGGGCCATTAGTTGATCCAAACAAACCATCTAACAAGCTGAATAGTCTTGCAGAGTTTAGTTTGTTGATAGCATCTGCAATTTGGTTTCTGATGTGACCCATTGGATCTTCACCAGCAGCCAATACAGCTACGTCATCAACAGCATACGCAAAACCTCTATGACAGATAGTTGCGATCTGTGTTCCTGTACCAATCTTCTGTGGTGTCAAATAACCATTGTTACTTGTACCCCATGTTGCTGTACCATCTAAGATTTCCTCAGTTGGAGCGATTGGGTTAAATTCTGGAACTTGGATTCTTGTCCCACCTTCTGTTGCGTCAAGAAGTGCATTACGCACAACAGCACCAGATCTTAAAAATGCACTACGTTCCTTAATAGCTTCGGAAACATATGTGCTGAGATTATTTCTCTTAACGATGTCCGCTAATAGGACACCGCCAGAATAATTCTGAAACGGAGCAGCCATTCAGATTACCTTGTTACTTTTGCGATACCCTAGTCACAGACGAGGGGATTAGTTTCACAGAAACTAACTATTTTTGAGCCTCTTGCTTGAGCACGGCTGCAAGCTGCGGATCTTGCTCTAATAGTAGCATTTGTTGAGTGAGGTTGCCCGTTTTCCAAGGGTTTACTTGACCTCCACCAGCATTTGCCACGGGGCTAGGTCTAGCACCCATTCCTGCTGCTGAACTTGGTTTAAAATGATGTTCCCAACCACTTCCAGGATTCTTGAGACTGCTGATATAAGTATTTAAATCTTGTTCAACTCCACCATTAAGAATAACTACTTTACCTTCAGCGTTCTTTTGTAACTTATTTTGTAACAATGATAAAGTTTGTTCTGCATTTATCGCTCCAAGATTACTGATAGCTGCGAGGGCTGCTGTTTTTGTGGAAGCTACTTCGTGAGAATTTTTCATCTCTTCAAGTTGTTGAGATAAATTCATTATCTGCTGTTCTTTTTCTTGGGCTGTTTTGTTAGCTTCCTCCCAAAGAGTTTTCCACTGACCCTGTTCTTCTAGGTCTTTGGTTCGCTTTTCTTCTTTTTGTTTATAGACATCATCAAGTTTTCCCTTGATGCCTTTAAATTTTTCCTCTGCTTCAGCAGCTTCTTTACGAGCAGCAGCTAGTTTTGCTTCGTATTCTGCTTTTACAGAACTGAGATCGGGTGCTTGTGGTTGTGAAGGAGTGTCAGCCACAGGCTGTTCAGGAGGATTCACAGAATCAGGCTGAATTACTTTTTCTTCGATTGCCATTTGTGATTAAGTTGATGGATTAAGTTTTTCTTCTAGTTCTTTGATAAGAACTTTTTTATTTTGCCTTTTGTCTAGTTCAATACCGATAGTGCGACCAAAATCTTCAAGCTGCTTTTTTGTCATACTTTCAAAATCATTAGTTTGTTCAACTACTGGTTCTTCAGTAATAATTACTTCTTCGGGTTCTGGTTTAATTACAGGTTCAGTTACTTTACCTGAATGTATCAGTTCTGTTTCCTGCCATTTATAAGAACCGTCAGGCTGGAGTACCCGATCTAAAGATTTAGCCATAATAAAGGTGTACTTATATACTATTGTAGCAGACTATTCAGATTTGACCTCATTCGCTGAAGGTAATACCTCTCCTTGTACCAAAATATCTCTAAATTCTTCTCTATCTATCACATTTTCATTAAATAATGAAGTTAAAGCTGTGATATCTTGACCAATTAATCTTTCAATATCAAAATCTCTACTGATCTTTACTTCTGGTGGTTCAATACCTACATATTCAGCAGATAGATTGAAGGCTTTTTGTAGTTTTTGTTCCAGTTCCATGGAAACCATTGCAAGCATAGAGTTAGTGTCTACACGATCTAATCTGCGGGCATCTGCTGATTCCGCAACAAACTTCTGTTGTGATAATGTACTAATTCCTAAAGTAGCCATTTGCATTTGAAGTTCCTTTATTTCTGCTGATTGTGCATCAAAAGCACTGGAAGCTGGTTCTACATAGTATATTTTGTTACCTGGCTGAGTTGCCATTGCGTAGTTTACGCTGATAGCAAGGTCTTTGGTTTGATCGTCATAACCTTCCATTACAAGCATTGGTTGTGATGCAACGTGCAAACTATGAATTAAATCTGCCTGTCTCTGGAAGTGAGCGAGATTTAGGTATGCAATGTCCAGTAAAGGTGGTTTACTTACTAAATTATCGGTTTTTCCAGAATAAATTGTTACTAAAGGTATTTCGCCTAGAGAAAAACTGCCAGATTCTACCTGTTTATAGTCTTTATCAGATGATCCAGCTTCAAAACTACCAGCAGAACTTCCGTCTGATACGTCATACATTTCTTCTATCTGCTCTTTTTTGCGAAATACCCTATAACTTCCTGGTTCGATTACTCTTATTTGATCGAATACTTTTTCTCCGAACTGTCCATCTGGGAGTACAGCTTTTTCGCCTATTCTCACCTGTATCAAGTTTCCATAATTAGATTCACGATCTAGTCTCCAGCCATAGAGATTGTTTGGATCGACTTCAATCCAGTAAGGTCTGCGGTTTTGCTGACGTTCTTCCGCAAGACTAACAGCACCAGAAGGTGCAGGATAATCTACAAGAATATGACTTTGACCATAAGTGAGAGAACACATTAGTAATCTTCTAGCGTATTCATCTAAATCTGACTTTCTACCATCTACATCTGCCTTGAACATTTCTGTCCAATAAGGATCTCCTGTAAGCACTATTGGTTTTCTTAATACAAGACCTGTAGCTGCTCGGATTAATCGTTGGGTAAATGGGGAAAATACAGCACGATTTACCCTAGCTAAGTAGGCATCATAATCTTCTCTTGGTTCTAACGGTAAAAATGTTTCGCTATTTGTTCGGAGGTAGTCTGTTCCTTCGGTTACGGCTTTCATTATTTCCCAACCTTTCATCATGTCGAGAACAGCCCTAGTGCGAGTAAAAGGACTATCTATTCCACCTACAGAAGTAGATGAAACAATATTGGTTCTAATTGGACCAGGAACAGCATAAGTCATCTCAACACCTCCATCGTTTTAATGCTAACGCTTTTCTAGTTGGTCGCCCTTTTTTATCTTTTAATGGTCCAGGCATACCCTTCATACGGGCACAGAATGACTTTCTTCTTGCTGCTCTTTTTCCTGTTGGATTTTTTTCAGTAACAGGTGCTTGTAAGTTACTTCCTGTTGCACGATTATACTTAGCTCTTCCTTTCGCAGTCAGTCCTCCTTTCTTAGACTTTTCGCCTCTTCCTACAGATAAACTGACTCCTTTACGTTTAGTCATTATTTTCCTACCTTTTTCATCGTCATATTATGAGCTTCAGTAAAAGTTTTACCCTTTAACATTAACTTTTTCATTTCTTCCATGTGCTTTCTGGTATGAGTACCCTTCTTCTTATGCCTGGCTAGAGCGTCTTGCTGTCTCTGAGTTAGAGTTTTCATTTTTTCTTCCTCTTTTTCTTGGAACGTAGCTTTTTAAGATCCGCAGCCGTAATCTTATCCCGTGGTGGAGCAACAGCAGCAAGTTTACGCTGTTTTGCTGAATAAGATTTTTTAGGCATTAGACAGAGGCAGTGATAGCACCAGTTGTTACAAAACTAACTGATATTGTAGAAATTTCACCAACAGTAGAACTAAATGAAGTTCCTGTAATAATTCCGTTAAAATTTAATTTTTTACTGCCTGATGTGTCCAGAAAAAGATTAAATGTAGCATCGCCAGCATCTTCTGTTGTTAATACATCACTAATAATTTCAGCAGTATCATCTCCAGATGTTGCGGTGTAAAGAAGATCAACAGTACCAGAACCAGAAATCAAGCTACCTACAAAACTTCTTGAGGTTGCACCATGAGAAGTAGTCTCTAATGTGTCTTTTGTTGTATCTAATGTCCAGGCTGTTGTAGAAGCTATAGCTCCTGCTGTTCCAGTTCCGTTATCAAATGATACAGAGCCTTCTTCACCACGAAAAAATGCCATGATTTCAATAAAATTTTACTTATAACAATATATTACCTTGAAACTGCGTTTTTCACAGTTATTTTTTCCTCTTTTTTCGTCTATGTTGATAAGTTATCTTTTTACTGCCTGTTTTTTCTCTTTTAAATCGTGCTTTTTCGGCTGCGGTCATCTCTCCAACAGTCTTAGGTGTCTTACTTGATACACGTTTTTTAGGTCTGCAAGCTGGATAACCTCGCTTTTCGCCCTTTGATCGGCCACAAGGTTTACCAGTTTTGACATCTACCCAGTTTTCTTTGAACCAACGGGTTAGACCGCCACTACTTCTTGCCACGTTTTTTCTCCACTCGGTAAGTGCCACCACGTTTTTTGTACTCTCGTACAAGCCACGCATTAGCATAAGCAGAAGGATAAACTTTAAATTTACGTTTAGCCTCTGCTTTTACCCTAGAGTATAACGCTTTATTTACAGGAACATTCACTTCTCTTCTTGCCTCCCTTCTTTTTCTTTTTCTTCTTCTTTGTTGTGGAGTGATACATAGTGAAAAAAGGAAACTCTTAGTATATTCTAAACGAAGTTTGACCTAATGTCTCTGGTTTTGCAAGGTTAAATTGTTGCAAACATAAATACCCAAAAGCATCAAACGCATGGTCAACTCCCAGGTTTTTATTTGGTAAACCTGTATTTGGAGCATAAGTTAGGGTCCGTAATGCTTTTATCAATTCTTTACAACGTGGGTGGATAAATGTTCTGCGATCTCCATTTGCATCATACAAAGCTGTATTAATTGAAGTAATCTTATCCCTTATTTTCCAGGGCGATCTTGGACTCATAACTGTAAATCCACTTCTCCTGAGAATATTGTGGTCCGTAACTCCAACTCCACTTGTTTTTCTCGCACTACCAGTAGGGTCTGGACAGGCAATAATTCGTCTATCTACCCCATACCTTCTGATAACCTCCTCCGCAAAATCCCAAGTCGTTGCTCCACCCGTCAACATGATCTCGTCAAACACATAAAGACACTCATTATGCTTAACCGCACAAATTCCCGCCATTGGGTCAACGTTGAAATCCAATCCCAAAATTAAAGGTAACATTTGTAAATCTTGGACTTCAGCACTAATGTTGTCATCGCTGAAACTAACAGCCACCAATCCTGTAAGATTTTCAAAACTTGCCTCAAACTCTTGCTTAAATGTTCTGCTATCTAGTTGGGCCTTCGCAGCCTCGACTTCCTCTGCTGGAACATTTCCCCCATCTATTGTGGTAAAACTCCACCTTTTCCAATCCCCCGTAGGATCTTCTGGTACATAGCACCATAAATCGTAAAACCAGCTTGCCGTGCCATCGGGTGTAGAAATAAATAATGCCCAACCCTGTTTATCTGCTAGTGCTGGCCTGATAACTTGAAACCATACATCGGAATCCATGAAGGCTGCTTCATCTAATACAACACCAGCTAAACTTCGGCCTCTTAACGTGGTTGCGTTTTCTGTTCCTTTCAGTTCAATAAGTGAGCCGTTTATCAATTCAATCTTTAAATCTGTCTCGTTTTTTGACTGTATCCACTCTCTTGGTACGAGTTTCTTTAGTTCTTTCCAGGCAATGTCTTTTGCCATGCGATATGTAGGAGCACAATAAAAATATGTCTCGCCTGGTCGTTTTATCGCAGCATTTACAAGTTCAATACAAGATAAGTAAGATTTTCCGAATCTTCTGCCAGCGACCAGTACCCTAAATCTGTTTTTTGCATTGAACACCTCCCCCTGTGCCCATCTCAATGTTAAATTTTCTCGTGTTTTTACACTCATGTACTACAGATTAACCTTAATTTTAATGGATTTGCTAGTTTTTATCGACTAATTTGCTATTTTAAGGTTATTATTCAATTAATACCATAAGTTTCAGTCCGTGACAGAAGCAATCCTACAGAATTTTGACGATAGATCCGTTCCAAAGAAAAGAAATCCTGGTAGATCGCCAGATATGGTTATAGAACAGAGGAGACAAAGATTATACAAAAGACAGCTAGAAGGTCTTACCACAAGGCATTTGGTTTTGGAACATTCTGCTAAAGAAGGGGTTTGTGTAAAGACTGCATGGAACGATTGGAAAGAGGTAAGTAAGTGGAATGATGAAGATTGGCAGAAGGATAGAGAAAATATGATCGCTAGGTTACAAGCCATGAGAGTTAGACTTTTTGATAAGGCTGTGAAGAAAGGTCAGTTCCAGACTGCTGCCCAAATATTAGATTCGCTAGGTAAAGTAGTAGGGGAGAGTGTAGAGACTGTAAACATAAATGCTCCAGAACTAGCTATACGAATAGAAAATCAAAAAAGTAGTTGACACTATTGTAGTATTGTACTATAATAAATAGTGTAGAAGGAAATAATTTTTAGATTTATCAGAAGGTTCAGGGCTCTCTGCTGTTGCCTGTCGCATTTTGCAACTACTCCCCACTAACTAACAATAGGTAGGAGATCGGGAATAGGTAGGAGATCGGGTAGGAGAACACCCCAGTAACATAATTTTTTTTTGTCTAAAATTTTTCTTACATCACATTGTCTTTTTTTCGTGGGAACTGTTGGGAACTTGGTAAGCGTACCAATAAAATAGAAAGATAAACTATTTACAAGACAACAAGAAAGAAAAGAAAAAACCCTC